GATTCTGACATTTTTATTTCCCAAAATTATTGTTTTTTTTATTTATCTTCATAATATTTTTTGTATTCTAAAATTATAACTCTCTGTTCACCAATATATCTTTTCATATCATTTACAACTAGTGACAAATTCTTATAAGATTCTTCATCAACTGCGAACAAAGCAACACTCTTGCCACCTTCTCTTAGTTTCTTTACCACTTCTTCATAATTTTCGGGGGTCACAACTAAAAATTCAAAATCTACCCAATTTACAGGTTTTGGCATAGGAAGATTCAAAGGAACCTTTTCTGTAAAAACCTGTTCTGTAACTACAACTTCTTTTGGCGTGAATGCAGAACAACCCGCCAACAAGAAAATCGAAGACATTAGTATATATTTATTCATCATTTATTTTCCATTATACTGTCTGAAGTCAATTCTTCTATTCCTGCCTTTAAACTATTTTCAATATCTTTATTGATTATTCTTTGTACTAGTCCAGGCTTATTTTCTGCAAGATAACCAAGATCGTGTTCTGATAACTTATTTCTCAAAACATCTACTTCGTTGTTTAACTTTCTACTTTCTTCCGTTACTCTACTATTTGCTTCTCTAACTTCTACAATTTCTTCATTCAATCTTTCAATTTCTTGATCTTTTGAATTCACCGCCGTTTCTAACAATACATTGTTTTTAGCCAGTCTGTCAACATCTTCTTGCAAATTTTTTACATATAAGTAACCACCACCGGCAACCGATAGTATTACTAATACAAGTGCAATCTTTGCTCCACTGAAAATACCCATCATAAATCTCTATGTAAAATTATCATTGTTCCGTGTTGTTGATCTTGTAAAACTATTCTCTTATTGGGGTTAGATTTTATGTATCTTCTGATATCGACAGCATCATCCTTTTCGATGAAGTTCTCCCATCTACCATACTTCTTCTTGCCCCTCATAAATTTATTAAAAGAATCTGGTTTTACCTTGAATATTTTCATTCCTGCAAATTGGTGTGGGTCTTGAATAAATCCACCAACATTAGAAGAATCTCCTACTACATTTGCAATGTCTTCAACAACAAATTCTTCCGCTATTTCTGGGTATGTCTGTTTCATAATCTTTGCAAGAGTTCTTCCATCCACTCCAGAATATGTTTTTGCAATCTGGTCAGAATAATAATTAATACTATGTCTCAATCCTCTTCTGCCACTTTCTTTCTTTTTTCTCTGCAAAACTTTTAACAAAGTATCAAGAGCGTGGTCGTATACTTTCTTTTTGGCAGTTTTTGATTGAACGGTATTTATTACATCATTATACCACATTTCATTTAAAGGTTCAACCTCTTTGTTGTGGTATTCTTCTTCTAAAATATTAATATAATCCAACAATGCAACCTCTAACAATTGCAAATCTTCTTGTTTTAAATTTTCTTTGTTTTCTTTTAGAAGTGCCATTGCAGCTGCATAAGTCGCAATTCTAGATCTACCGCCTGGAAATTTTTCTAAAATTCTTTTGAGATTGAAAATAATCTTATGGAAAACAGTAAATGATTTTTTTTCTGCATCCGTTTTCAATTGATTAGATTTTTTCAACTTGTTTCCCTTGTCATCAATAATACCATTCTTAAACGCCTCGGTTTCACTCCAAGGCGTTGTTAGAAGTTTAATAAATTGATATGCAAGGTAGGCATTAAATACTGATGCCATTATATCTCTCCTAGAATTTGTGTTATGTGACTGTCTCTTTCAATCATACTACTATCAATAACTTTACCATCAATTCCTTCAATTTTATTTGGTAATCTATTTAGAAATTCCAAAAACGTTGCAAGAATATAATGTTGTTCTTCATCAATTTTCAAAAACAAAACTCTATTACAAGGCAATGTATTTAATACATTTAGTAATACTACTAAGTGATTTATTATCAACCTTTCCTTCAAAATGCCTTTAGTATGATACTTATGAAAAAGTCTTTTGACATATTTTATTCTTTTCATGTCATCAAGAAACTCTTCCATACTATGGCATTGAGGATTATCATAATGTTTCATTTGATAGTTGGCTACATTTGTCTCCGTCAAATTTTCAAATTTTTCCATGTTATATTTTCTTTTATTATTATGATGGTAAAACCTCTGTTAATTCAGAGATCAAATCTTCTTTCTTTTTTCTTCTGTCCAATTCAATCCCATGTTCTCTACCAAGAGCTTCTAATTCAAGTTTAGTCAAATTTTCTAATTCGCCAGGCCGATCAGATTCCTCTGAATCAGATTCTTCAGAACCAGATTCTGGTGTTTCAACAACCTCTACCTTTTTCTTCGCAGCAGACTTTTTCTTTGGTGGTGCAAGTTCATCAATCTTATCTTTTAATCCATTGATTTTTTTGTATACTTCACCAGTTTTTTCGTTTTCCCATCCACGATTGGTCGCTACTGCGTTCTTCATCCACTTCGCTGGGGTCGCCCATTTAGGTAATGACATTTAAGTTCTCCTCTACTTTATATAATTTGCAATTTTTCTAGCTCTGGATTTATTACCATATTTTTCCATCGCCATTTTTTCTACTTCTTGCTTGACTTGTTTTGTATTATATTTAGGGTTCATTTCTCTAACGATTTCTCCCATTTCTTTTGCATCTTTTTTATCTGCATTTTCAATGATTGTGTTGATTTCGTTAATCTCTTCCCTTTTCATAATTTTATACGCAAGGTCAACTAACTTAGGTAGTGGAAGTTTTTCCATTTTAGACTTATTAGAATCATTAACCTTATCGTATATTTGAACAACTGCAGATGCAGTAAACAAATCAACCATAGTCCCTTTAATTTTCTTTGCCTGTTTGTTATCAACGATATCTCTCATATCATCGATAATAGATTCTGTAAGTTGGAAATCTTCCATGCAATGTTGCGCCATTAAAGGACGGCCAATCATTTGTTTTTTGCGAGACTTCGCAATTTTCAAAGTTTTCTTATCTTTAATTTTCATTGGTGGAAGTTGAGAAGTTGAAATGATTGACTTTGCACCCTTCTCATCAGAAGCAGTTCCAACAACCTTGTTATCATCAGCGGTATCATATACAATAAACGGTTCCTTTAACTCCACGAAAAGTTCTACTTCTTCTTTCAGTCCAAGTTTCTTTGCAAGGTCTGCAGCATCTTTACCCATTCCGTAAGAGTTGTCTTTAATTCTCTGTTTAAACCACTTTTTAATTACTGGACGAGCATCACCCTTTGGATTTCTCTTACCAGCAGCATAAAGGTCGTCAAACAATTCATCGTCACCCAACAGACTATAAAGTGCATCTGTTGCGTCATCTCCCTCTTTTCCAAGAGTAATTGGTTTAGACATCAATTTCTTCAATGCAGTCACTTCGGATGACTTGTCAGCAAATGCCCAAGTACCTTCTTGCAAATCTTCATTTGTTAATTGAATTGCTTTATAAACTGCAGGATCATCAGAAAGCCCTTTTGCAATCTTTTCAATTGTTTTAACAATCTGTGTCATATTCCCACCCTTCCAACGAGGGTCGTTTAGAACACCAAACGCCATCTTGTATTGTTTTTTGGAATATTTTTTCTCATTAAGATTTTCTAAGTCTTCAAATATCTTGGACGCTTGACGAAGGTTAATAGTATTAATCGTACCCATATCATCTAGAGTTCTAAATCTAATACCTCTTCTATCTAATTGCAATTCAACATCATATACTTTTCCGTCCTTTCCACGAATAGAACGTATAATTCCATTTTTAAGTTTTGGATTGCTACCCTTAATTTTTGGAGCAGCTTCTTGTAATTCTTCTTTGACAAATTTTGTTAGTGACACACCCATATCTCCCCATGCTAGTGAAGCATCTCCACCTTTTCTACTGTATAAGAAAAATTTAGTTCTGTTGCGAGGATCGGTAGCAGAACCAAGAGAAACTTTTTCTACGTCATACTTTGCACTCTTCGACTTACCCTTTACAACCAAAGTCTCCTTATGTCCCTTTTTCATCGATGAATCAAAATGCACAGTTACTTTATCACCCTTCTTCAATTTTTCAAAATCCTTACGAGCAACCAACATCTCACTTAAAACTTCTTCTTGATATAAATCCCACTCTTCGTGAGACATTGTTCCAACTTCTTCTTTATACATATTGAGTTCATATCTTTTGTTGTCCAAGTTTGCAACTTGAATTTGGACACCTCTAGATTTACCTCTCTTATCAGTACCCATTAAACGATATGAATTTGTTTTTCCACTGGATGGTTTTCTAGGGCCCATAGCAACTTTATCATCAATTTCTTCTGGGTCAATTTCGATTCCAAACTTTTTCTTAGCAAAATCATATGCATGTTTCATTGCACTAGAAAAATCTTTATGATATAGTTCATATCCAGTTGACGATTTAGCCTCTTCCAACTCTTCTCCAACAAGTCTTTTTGCATACGCATCAAACGACTTTTGATCTTCTACAGAGTCTTTGCCTTTACCTTTACCTTGGAAAAGTTCTCTCCATGCCTTTCCGTTCTTATATTTTTTGAAGTATGCTTGCAGTTTAGCAGCAGTTTCCCTGTCAATATTTACAATTTCTTTATCATCATAGGATAAACTTCCAATTGCAGCTTTGCCGGCTTTAACTTCCCAACGTTCTTCTAAAATTTTATTAAAAATTTCTTCAGTGGTAATATCTTCTTTTTTATATCCAAGTTTCTTCAATTTCTCTTTAAATGCAGACTGTCTACCATCAAATTGTTTTTCGTTAGAAAGGTCTTTTTTACCTTGGTCTTTATACATTAATTTCTGGAGTTTTTCTTTAAAGGCCTTTGTTCTACCGTCCAACTTGTATTCTTCTTTTTCTACTTCATGATATCCTTTACCATCACAATGGTCACACCCTTTACCTTCGCATTCTGGACATTCAACCTTTTCCATTTCTTCTTTTTTGATTTCTATAGAATCTTTTACTGCATTTTCTAAGTGTCCTTTATCATCACACATATCGCATCCTTTACCTTCACACTTAACGCAAGGAATCTTTCCTTCTTTTACCGCCTTCGCAACTTTATCAGAAATCGTGACAGGGTACTCCTTATCGCCGAATTTGAATTTTTTCTTGCCCGCTGATTTTGCGGCACTAGCAGCCCCAATAAAGTCTGCGACATCTTCTTCCCTTACCTTTTTTGCAACATCCTTACTGATAGTAACAGGATACTCTTTATCGCCAAGTTTGAATTTTTTCTTACCAGCAGCTTGGGCGGCAGAAGCGGCCCCAATAAAGGCAGCAATATCTTCAATTGTCATATTCTTTTTAAACATGAAAAATCTCCGTTTTTTTATTATTTATCTATTTTTTAACCTTGGCCCACAAATCCGCATCACCAGTAGTTCTCGTTTTTCCACCTGTAATAAATGAATTCACCCTTGCAAACGCCCATTGTTGTGGAGTGGTTCCTGGCCTATGACCACCTTTCCATGCGGCCATACCTCTATCATATACCTTTTTCAGAATTTCATATGAAATGCCAGATTTATCTGCCTTCTTAACTAGTCCAGCAATCTTAGCTTCGTCTAGTGTCTCCGCACTATCTTCACCAAACATTTGCTTGTATTTCTTAGTATATTGTGAAGGTTTCGTTTTTGCATCTGCATCGCCAGGCGCTGGTTTATAAGAAGAGTCTTTTCCATCTGGCTTAGATGCCTGTTTTTTAAAGTGGGCAGCTCTTTTATCTTTAGTTGACTTGGACATCTCATCACCATCAGCATCTTTTGCATAATACTTTTTTGGTTGAGATCCCTCTTTGTCTTTGATATCTGGGTCTTGAGTTGTCTTTCTTTCAAAAAGAAATTGAGAAAAACTTTTTATCTCTGCATCTTCGTTAACTGCCTTCATCACATCTTGCCAACTCATTTTATATGCTAGTTTGTCTCCAATCTTTCTCGCAAGCTTACGGCGAGCCGCAATCTTATCTTTTAAGGTTGGTTCAATAACATCTTTTTTCTTTTTAACTTTTACTGTTTTGGAAGACCCTCTTGGTCTGTGTAACCATGCAATCTCTTCTAAATCTTCTGTAGAATAACCAAGTTTCTTTTTCAGAATATTCATTGCAGTTGCCATCTTAACTTGCATCCACTCATCACCGTATCTTTTCTTAAAATCATCATCTGGCAAATCTTTTGCAATCTTTTCTAAATCCTTTTCTCTTTCTGGATTCATCTTAAAATCTTCTGGAACACAATTAGGAACATCTTTACCACTCTTCTTTTTCATTCCTACTTGTTTGTAGCCAGGCCAACAATCTTCTATTTTATTACCGTCTTTGTCATATTTACCAGACTTCTTTTTAGCGATTGCAATTGCAGCCTGTTGGGCTCGAGATACACCTTCATCTTTTCCAGTAATCCTATCACGGAAATCTTTTTTAACTTCACCATCAGTAACTTTCTCAACATCTTTAATAATCTTTGGATTTTTTAACATTTTGCGTAGGTTATTTTTAACTTCCCCAGCACTACTTGCATCTACATAAAAAGTGGGCAATCCTTCAATATCTACTTGATAATTCGCTTCCTCAAGACTTTCATATTTCAATTCTTTACTTGATGTAGAAAAATTCTTTTTACGCATTATTGTTTTGTGAACAACCTCAAAATCACCATTCTTATAATTGATAACTACAGGTAAATTTAAGTTGGTTGACATGTCTTTGAGAACTGCTTCGATGTCGGGGTTCGCCTTGATCTGAGAACCCTTTTTCTTCTGAATCTTTTTGAAAAACTTTTGAAGTTCCGCTACTTTAATTTCTGGGTCATTTCTTTTATCATTCATTCTGTCAACAAAATGTCTTGTAAATGTAACATCAATATCATACTTTGCAAGCATTCTATCTGCGAATTTTTCTAAATCGTCTATTTGTTTTTGAGACACTTCTTCATTGTTGTATATTCTTTTATACACAGTTGCATAATCGTCATCGATACCGATTTTAAAATCCAACTCTTTATAAACAGATTCTATTAACATTTCATCTTCGATATCTTCTACAATCTCTACAAATTCTGTTTCAATAAAACGTGAAAAGTCCGAATTAGTTGCTTCAAGAAACTCTGACAATTCTTCACTTATATTCATCGCCTTTCTAAGAGTATCAAATAATTTTTTTCCGTTAGACTTTTCAAACGCAGATGGTAAACCATTTTTAAAACTATCATAGTCATTTGCAGCAGCTGCAGCTCTCATCTTAGATGCAGACATTCCAGTAACACCTTCTGCATCTGGATCTCTTTCTCCTGCAGAGACTACTTCGATACCACCTTTAAAATCATAGAAACCATGACTTCCTTTTTTACCATTGTATTTGTTAAGTGTAGTTTTAAATTCTGTAACTCTATCTCCACCGACAACCATAATACATCTCTTATAACCCATATCATATAGCATAGGCGCAATCATAAATGCAGTTTTTGCATTTCTATTAGAGATGATATTACGAGAATATTTTGGAAACATCTTTTTCATAAAACCAACTTTAGTTTTATGATCTAAAGGATCCTTTTTGTCATTTTGCGAATGACTAGGAAATACCATAAAATCGGCGCCTTCTTTTTTGGCAACCGATGCAAGTTTTTCTATAAGTTTTTCGTGTCCTGTGGTTGGGGGATTAAACCTACCAAATGTAAAAACTACTGTATCTTTCATGACCCTGCTCTTGTAATTTTAGTGATTCTTTCAATCTGTTGATTGATAATAGCCTCTCTGTTGGGCCAGTAAATATACTCTTTTTCCTTATTTTTCATTAAATTATTTAGAAGAGGCAAAATCAGATTCTCCACCTCTTGTAATTTATTTGCGACAATAACCTTTTCGTTTTCATAGTAATCTTTTACTGTAGAAACTTCATCTAACATACTACCAAGTCGGTCTGCAAGATTATCCATTTTATATTCTAAAAGTTTTACGCTCTCGCCTGTAGTCTCCAACTGAGAAGTCATCTCTTCAGTCTGTACAGATGTATTAGTTAATCCTTTAAGATCATCTTCATCTACCGCTGTAAAACCAAAATCTATATCGTCTTGTGTCATGTGTCAAACCTATGAATTTTTATTTCTAATTTCCCACAGTCATATCCCTTTATGACTCTATGAAAAACTCCTTTGTTTATTTTTAACATCATTCCTTCCAAGAGAGGGAAAGGAAATTCGTCATCATATTGAAAATGCCAATCATCAGATTTTAATATTTCAACCAATCTAGTTTCATTATCTCTGTGCCACACTAAATCATTTACATCAGCATCACCAGAAAATGTTCTCTTTACTGTTCTTTCATCAATTACTTCTTCAATATATGGAACCATCATAAATCACCTATTACCAAAAAAAGTTACCACCACCACTTAATCCAAGTTGTTTTGCGTACTTTGGAAGTCTACATGCCCAATAGCCTGGTTTTGTCTTATCGTTCTTTTGGTCGCAATTATGTCTTGCAACAAAACTCTTTCTTGCTTCTGGGTCATTAATCTTTGCAGTCAATCCTGTTGTATCCCCAAAGGAAACCTTAATTACATTTCCCTTATCATTTTTAACATATACATAATACTTTTTCTTACCACCCCTCTTTGGAGAATTCAATTCCACATCTTCTTCTTCCATCAAAGGACAGTCCAAAGGAACATATTCCTGTTCCTCAAACATCGCCCACTCACCAATATCTGTTTGTAACATTTCTATGTCGTAAAGGTCAAACTCGACTTTACCCTCTTCGAATAATCTTCTTGCAACTCTAAAGGTTTCATAAAAATTATTTGAACCTAGACGAAAGACATTATCAATTAGTGGTATTTCATTCTGTCTATGATACAACACCATTTCTTCTATATTTTGAAACTGTTTATAAGTTTTCATCTCAATAACTTCTCCAATTCTCTCATAGTCTTCGCTGGATTGATATGACGAATACCAATACCACCTTTCGCTTCCCATTCTTTTATATTCTTAGGATAATCATCAATTAGAATATTTGGTTTATCATTTGTTGTAGCAAATTTCTGTTTATCTGCTCGTTGGACTAAATGTATTTTTCCATTCAATCTCAAATTTTTTGAAATCCAAAATCTTTTACCTTTTTGTGAGTTCGAATCTCTTTTTGAATATGCAGATAAAATATTTGCATTATATTTGTTTAACATTCTCCACATTTTTTCTGCACCAGGCATCCATGGAAGGGTATGCCAAAAATCTTTTTTAGATTTAATATCTTCCCATCTTTCTTCTTTATCAGTTGATGCAAAGTCTTTATTAAATGCATCTGTATATCCGCCTGTAAAATTACAAAGGACTTCATCCATATCGCAGTAAATTTCTGGCATTTCTTTTTCAAGAATATACTGATTGAATGTTTTCATTTCATCAAACCTTTTATTATTTTTAATGCCTTTTTACCATCTGGGTGGTTCGGGTTAATACTGACTTCATCTCCGTTAACAAAATCAGAAATATTAGCTGACTTGCCAAGAGCAGTAATTGCTTTGTGTAATGGATCTTTTGGATCGTATCTTCGCTCAAAATCGGATTTTCCTCTTAGTTCTACCCAACTCTTTTCCTTAGTATCCCACATTTTAAGAACATCTTGCCCTTTGCCACGAATCAATTTAAGTTTGATGCCTTCAGAAAGATACTGAGTAAATCCTAACATTAGTCATCATCCATTTCGTCCATGATACTATAATCATAAACAGCATCAATGTAATCCTTGGCCTTTGTCACTTTAGAAACTACCCACGCCTCCATTTCATATTCGTCATTTTGTGGATTATCCACTTCTTCCATAAGTGCCTCTGCAAGTTCTGTAGACTTATTAGAAAGAATGATAAGTTGTCTCAACATCATCTCCAAACTATCTTGTGCAAACTCTGCGTCTTCTCTAATTAGTTCTTCTTTAATTCCTCTGGCAGCCTTTTCTGCAGAAATCCATTTTTTTGCGACACTTTTAGTTGGTTTTTTCTTTGTCCATGTTCCAATGGTTCTATATGCCCTCATAACATCTCTTTCAAAATCAGCACCATCGGAGTTATCAATTACAAACATTTTTGATTTAAATGCAGACTGGAATTTTCCAATGTTTCCTTGAACACCTTTCCACATAGATTCAACTTCATTGTCTGGAAGACTTCTCGCCCTTAACCTATTTCGGTTTAATGCGGTATCTAAATCGGTGTTTACAAAAATCATTGCGGTTTCATAACCCATCGCTTCTAACTTGTCTTTTTGTTTTTTAATTTTATCATAATCTTTTCCAGTACCATCGATAACAAGTCCAAGTCTACCCTTCATATATCCCGCCTGTTGCATCGCAGTAAGTGCCTTTGCTTTACCTCTTACTTGTTGTCCAAGGTCAGAGAAAATATCGTCTGGATTTCCTTTATCCAATCCAGCCTTATCTAATGCCCTTTCAAATGCAGGATCAGAGTTTACAACTCTCAATCCAAAAGAAGTAAGTGCAGTTCTACCTACAATAAAGGATTTGCCAGAACCTGGCCCACCAGCGAGAAACACCGCCTTAAAGATGCCTGGGTCGTGTATGCCCTCATTTAAAGACTCTTCGTTCCTAAGATTTTCGATTATATTTTTTATATCCATTTTACTTATCCCATGCCTTTGCTGCAGTAAAGTTATTGTAACTAAATTCCATTCGATCTACAATTTTGACGGCATTACCATTCGTATCAATTGCAACATAACCTTCTGGATTTGTCACTTCGTAACCGTTTTTTGTACGAACAAAAATCTGCGTTAATTGTTTAACACTATTTAGTTTATTTATAATGAGAGACTTGGCGTCAATCATTTCTTCCATAAAATCGACAATTGCATATGCAACACTGTCTAATTTAATTAACTGCTTTACTGCATCATCTCTAATTCTCTCTTTATCTTTTCTTGCACCTTCGGTTTTTAATTTTGCAATTACCTTTTCGTCAAAAAACTTTTTAACATACATCGAATAGTCTAGATTTTTCATATTCTTTGTAGAAATATTCTGTCCTTCACGGATGTATGTATTGAGATAGGTTTTAAAACTTGCACCGGCGAGTCCTTTAATAAAAGTTTTATTTTGAAGTTGCATAAATGTTTTAAAATCATTCGCCTTGATTTTCTTAAATTTTCTACCAACTTGAGACATTTGACCATTGAATGTTTTTAGTTCAGACGAAGTAAATTTTGCAGAACCAGAAACATCTTTATATGTTGCATCATCCATCCACACAGAAGATGTTTTCTTTAGCCCAGAAATATTAACACCAAAAGAAGCTGTCATTGATGGTAAATCTTTCCCAGAATATGTTGTATGCCAAACAACACCGATTTTTGCAGCGTTGATCGCCTTTCCTAAATCAGAGTCTTTCTGAACTGCGTACATCAATGTATTTTGTTGAAATGTTAGATATGTCTCGCCATCAAGTGTTTTTTCCGACACATCGTCAGTAAACATCAAGTCGCCTTGAATTACCCCTTTGATTCCTAACTTGGAAAATTCTTGAAATGCAACAGTAAATTTTGATTTTAAGGCAGGACTAAGTTTTGTATCTGCAGCAATCTCTGCCGTACTTTTATATAACAACGGAGTTTCATTAAATACAGATTTTTTTGCAACAAAAAACTTGCCGTCACTTGGGTCAATTCCAGCGAATATGGCAGGAGCACCGTCCCATTTAACTGTCATGTTTACTTTAGCATCTGAGTTTCCAGCCAACATGTCTCTTAAAGATAAAAGAAATCGAACAGCGGCTCGACCACCATCGATTCCAAAGTTTAAAATTTCATCCTCAAGATGTTCTAGGTGTAAATTTTTTCCACCCTTTGATTCATTAAGATATTTTTTAAATGATTGCATTAGTAAAGTTTCCCGAATGGCCCAAATATTTTCCCCTTCTTTTGGGCAAGATATGTTAAAGTTGTTAGTAAGTCATCTCTTTTTTCATCGTTTGTGATAGAGACAATTTCACACACCAAATGAAGTTGCATCAACTTACTATGAGCATAATCTGGTCTAGATGTATTAAATACCGATACCACATTTTTTTGAAACTGGTTTTCGGTTATTCCTGTATATTGTTTTACTTTATTAAATTTATATAAGAATCTATTATAATCATTCATAAATTCTTGTTCAGATGTAGGATAATTTTTATTATCATTGTCCCAAGTAAGACCTTCGTCTGTAAAAACTTTTCTGGCCATGTCTAAAGGAACCTTACCAAGTCTTGCAGAAGTCGCACCCAAGTCTGTCCCTTCGATTTTTAAATTATTAAAACCAGCACTATTTTGTCTGATTTGAAATTTAATTTTTCCCTTTTTGCCTTCTACGACAATTTTGGTATCTGAGTTAACAAACTCTCCATTACCTTTTGTTTTTAAATTTAGATCAATATCAGAAAGTTTGAAATTATATTCTTTATCATCGAAAATATCCATATTTTCTAGATTCACAAGTTCCCATTTTGCAGTTCTCCCAGACATCTTTTTTAAGGAAATACCTACAATTCTTCTTTCATGGAACATATCTCTTAGAATAGCGTTGAATTCTTCTAGAGAAGTTACATCATCTAATACTTTTTCTTTTAAAGTATTTTTTACTTTGTTAAGGTCAGATACTAACCATATGTCTGCAGGGTTCCAAGTATCTTTTTTTGCAATACCATATTTTTGTTTGCAAATCCCAGTGATATAATCCATAAACCCACCATCTCTGGAGTAGTGTCCATATCTAGTATTTCCTACTTCTCTATATGTTGTGAGTTGTTGTTGAAAGAATGTATTTTCCCATTCTTCGTTCATTGCAGGATATATCGCCTTCAGATCATTGCGATATAATTTCATAAATGCACCTTGATTAGTATACCCATTATTTTCAATACTTTTTTGTATTGCAAAAAGAGAGGCGAGTTCTTGCATCTGGGTAGTTTTCCCATCAGAACCGCCTCCCATTCCACTAAAGGGTGCTTTATCTATTTGTGTCCACTTATACCCATTAAAAATGGGAAGGTACTGGCCACTTTTTGTTAAAGAACTTGTAACTCTAGGTTGCGATTTGTCCTTCACCGCCCCAAGAAACTTTTTTACTTCTGGAGTCAATTGAACTACGGCTTTTGATCTATCCGAAAACTTTAGTTCTTTTTTACCATTGATAACATCCGCAACCATATTCAAATATGGTTTTTCAAACTTTGCTTCTTTTGCCCCAAGGTTTGCCAATGGAATTCCCTTTTTACTAAGTTAATACCATTATTTATAATTTTACATATAATGGAGATATGTGCCGACAACATACTTATCATCAGACTTTGCGGGCATACATTGATGTGGGTGTGTCCAGAAAGGTGGCCAGATGGCAAGTCTTCCCTTAACTGGATTCACACTTAGATTATAATCTGGGAAAACAGTCTCCCCACCTTCTTCGACATCATTCAAATAAAAGAAACATGCAACAAATCTTTTTGCGGATAAGTGGTCTCCAACATCCGAATGATATTTAAAATCATCATCAGAACCCTTAGTATATTTTTTCATTTTAATTTCTTCGTTGACACACTGGCCAGGAAAAAACATAATGTTATTATGTCTGCGATACATTTCAGTATACTCAGAAATAATAGTTAAAAGTTTCATAGAAAATTCTTCAAACTCTGGGAACTTTTCAGATAGTTCTGGGTCAAAGAAATTTACTTCGGTGTATGTTCTTGCTTCGGTATTTACTTTTCTGTGATGTTCTTTTGCAACTTCAAACAAGTCAATCATCTTATTGCAATCTTCATCAGATAAAACATTATCCCAAACAGAAATAAATGCTCGTTGCCCATCTGGTGGACGCATATCAAACTGATCTTCATCTACTTCGAAATGAACTGTTGTTTCTGCAGTAGTTGCAGTATTTGCTTCTTGTGTCATATTTTTATCTCCACACTTCCAATTTTTTTCTTTCCTTCGTTTTGAAAATTCTTATAGGACGATGTACTCACCTCTTCTACGATATCATCTTGTGCAGAATTTTCTGCATCGTACAATCTCATCTTTGGCCTATCGATTCCAACAACAAATCGTTTATGATTATTAATGTCATTATATCTATTCTTCAACTGTTTAACCAAAATCTGATTCATGTCTTCCAACTCTTCAGTAGATATCAACGCAAACATCAAATCTGCAGTCGCAGGAAGTCCAAACGACTCTGAAGTATCTGTTAAGTCAACATCTGTATTTGAGTAACCAGAACGAGTGGTCTGTGTTGCACTGATGATAGGCACATCATTCTCAACAGCAAGTCCTCTCAGTTCTTCTGCAATTGATTTTACAAGAGTATAGGAGTTTATACCAGCACCATAACGTATTCTTGCAGAACTACAAATATTCAAATAGTCGATGAATATTACATCTGGTACAAAGTTCTTTTTCAGATGCAATTCATTCAACAGATGTCTAAAGTGATTTGCATTCGCAACTGCGGTTGGATACTCTTTAATAATCAACTTACCAGTAGTTTTATTTTTAATCTTTTCTATTTTCTTTTCGAATACAGACTTAGAAATATTTGCAACATCTGCAATCGAAATGTTAAGTAAGTTTGCATCAATTCTTTCTGCAATTTTTTCTTCAGACATTTCTAATGTAATGTATAAAACGTTTTTTCCCATCATATAATGGTTTGCAGCAAGGTCACACATAAACAAAGATTTACCAACACCAGTACCAGCAAGAGCAACATTTAATGTTTTGTTCGATAGTCCACCTTTGGTAATTTGATTGAACAAGTCCAAATGGAAAGGTATCTTCTCTTCTACTCTATTGTAAAACTCAAATCTAGTTTCAAAGTCATCAACAAAATCATGTCCAATATGTGTATCAAACGATACTGCAAGTGCGTCTTGTAATAGTTTCGGCAAGTCACCTTTTTGGTCTTGATGATCGTTCAATATACCAATTGATTTCATGACTGCATTATATAATGCACGCTCTTGACACCACTTTTCGGTATGATCTACTTGCCAGTCAGTTTCTTTCTCATCTGTTTCTTTTAATGTCTCAATGAGAGTAAGTGACTCTTTAAAATTATTTTCACTTAGACTAACATCATCTAATGATATCATTAAAGAGTCTTTGGTTGGTGTAGTGTTGTACTTTTCAACATGACTACGAATCAACTCAAATATAACTTTGTTTGGTTCACTAGTAAAATAATCTTTTTCTAGGTATGGTAATGTTCTTCGCACATAATCTTCATTAGAATATAATGCACTTAGAATTATACTTTCACTTAATTCCATTCAATTTATCCGCTTCATCATAAAGTTTTTTTGCTTCGGACTCTAAAGTCTTCGCTCTATTATGTAGTTCTATAATCTTTTCTTCGTTAGTTAAAGTTTTTTTTTGATCGATCAAAGTAATTGTTTCTGGTTCTTTGTCTTCAGTACCATAAACTTCTTTCCACTTATCTGCAGGACATCTTAGATTTGCAATCTTTGCTTTTGCAGGCATAAAACATCCACACTTTTTACATACGAGGGCCAAACCTTGAAAGTGTTCACACCCTCTACAAGTATTAAGTCTTTGTTTATATACATGTTTAGAAGCAAAGATTTTCATCTAATTACCAACTCTATATTTCTTTTTCAAGAAGTCATTGAATTTAGAATCCGCCAATAAGTCTTTCCAAAACTCAGGGGTATGGGTTTCTTTTTCACGAAACTTCTTATCATCAACCTCACCAGTTTCTGGATCAACCATTTGATACCATCCACCAGATCTAGATATTACACCATAATCTAGTGCCATGTCAAGAAGACCTGATGTTTTATCTACACCATTATCCCAAGATACGGAAATTGGAATTTTAGATTTTTCTTTAACAAACCTAGACTTCTCTACATTGATTACAAAATGATAACCTTGGATTTCTGCACCAACTTTATCTTGTTGTCTACCTACAATCCAAATAGTATCTGCACTATAATACATTCCAGTACCACCAGAAACTACCTTTGTTGGATACAGTCCTTGAGAATCGTATGTATGATTAATTGCAACCATTGGAATATCTTTCATTGTTAGATGCGGAGTTACCATTCTAAACAAAGACTTGAATTGTTTTGCTCTTGTCATATCGGCAGCAGACTTTTGATTCTCTGCATCCTCTACTTCTTTTTTGGATGCAAGGTTTCCTACAGAATCAACCATGATAAAAAGTTTGTCTTCTGTTTCGATTTCTTTTAATTGCGAAACTATATCAAATTTTAATTCTTCCAAATCAGTAACTGGAATATGTACAACTCTTGATGTATCGATGTCGAACACATCAAAATAATTTTGCGGCGTACCAAATTCACTATCATAAAAAAGTGCAACACCTTCTGGATACTTGTCAAGATATGCCTTCATCATAATCAAACCAAATGCAGTCTTGAAGTGTTTACTAGGGCCTGCAATCATAGTCAACCCAGATGTATATCCTTTATCTAAAGAACCAGAAAATGCAACATTCACTGCAGGAATGTTTGTAGGAATATTATCCTTTTCGTGTAGAAACGGAGATTCGGAAAGAGTATTAACTCTCCCATCTTTGAAAGAAGTATTCTTTCTTAATTTACTCATTAGTCCAGACATATTATTCTCCTATTAAAAAAAATCGTCTATTGTGAATATCTTTTCAACCTTCCATCCAATCGCATCGGTTATGGTTTTAATTGGATCAAGGAAGGCCTTTTCGAATTGTTTTGTGTAATCAATGTAATCATTCAATCCAAACTCATCTGGAATAACTGACGCCATTGCAATGGTATTATTACCGATTGGATTTGGTTCTTTAAGGTAAACAAACTTAATCTTTTCACCTTCTTGAATTAGTGGATATGTCATCTGAAGTTTGTGTTTCTTAACCAAATTATTGAAATGAATGACACCCTTTACATGAATGGGCGTGCCCTTCTTGTATAGTTCTGCAGAATCGAAATACTTTCGTAATCCGTTGACACTTCTAGGAAATGCAACTTCGTCTACAGGGAAAGTTTTAAAGTCTTCTCTAAAAGTGTCGATAAACTGGATGAGTTCATCATTATTACCACCCATAATAACCCTAAAGGACTCTTTCAACTTATCCCGACATGCAGCGGGGGTAGATGATCTAACGGCCTCGATACCCATAATTTTTAGGTCTGGTTCTTTATATCGAACGCCCTCACTGTCGTGGACATTTAGAATATATCTTTTCTTCGCAGTCCACAATCCTTTTGATGCAATCACTTCTCTTTTCATGAACATCTTCTGTTCATATGCATTCATATACGAAGCAAGCTCTTGATAACTACGATCAATAAAAGGTTCAATTTTCTCTTGGGCAACTCTATCAAGGAAGTTAACCACTCGCTCCGTTTGTACACTATCCTCACTCTCCTTGCCTGCAGTTCCTTGGTTAAACACTTTATGTACCAAGTCACCAAGAGTGACGTATATCGAATCCGTATCGCTTGCAATAACGTAATTCTTTTCTTGTTCATTTTGTAAAATTTTGTTGACATATTCATTTACCTTCTTTTCAATCCATCTGATAGATAACTGCCCAGATAGAGTGATAGATTCCGCCTGTCTGATATCAAAATACCTAAAGTATTGATTCCCTAACGCACCATAAGCAGAGTTGAGAAGAATCTTTGCGGCCATCTGTTTGTTATTAAGTGCGGCAATCCTTTTGTCCAATTCTTTAGGATCACCATCACCATCAATTTTCATTTGTTTTGTCTTCAACATTTCCTTCTTATACAACACCCTGTCGTCATACATCTTTTGCATAAGTTTTGGAAGGAAACCTTTTTTATCATTATTATATAGAACGCCATTGGGGGTAAGTGACAAATTACTTTTAGAAATGATTTCTGTATTTGTTTTCATTTCTAATAAATCATTAACAGATGTATCTACTCTGTCAGTTTCAACTAAAGTTTCGGGCGAAATATTATACTGCATGATGAGGTGCGGATATAGACTGTTCAAGTCAAAAGAAACAATCCAATCATGCATCCCTACAGTTGGTTCTTTAACATAGGCACCAGCGTATGCGGCAGTCTTACTATTATTTCTTTTTGGGGGGATTACAATGTTACCCTTTTTAAGGTGATTGAATGCAATTGAGTCCCATGTTTTAATTGGCGAAAATACCTCATCGTAGTTTACTCTCGCCTCATATGCAATTGTAATCAACAGTTCCAAGAGTTTAAGTTTATCATCAAGTCTATCAACAAGTTCAACGTCTTTGATATTATAGTCAATATACTTTTGATAGTCCTCTTTGTAGAACAAGTGCATGTGTGAGAACTCTGAGTGGTCTAACTTTCTTTCACCCAACTCAACAAAAGCAATATGATCGAGTCGATAACTTTCTCTTGTCACATAGGTAAACTTTCGATATAAATCGAGATAATCGACAATATTGATACCAAGCACATTAACTTGTTCTTGTAGTTGGCCACGAATGTTTTTTTGCATTCTATCTACAATACCCCAAGGAGAAAGTCTTTTAGTATTGGATTCTCCAAGGATTTTTGTGATACGATTTACAAGATAACTCATATCAAACTGATTAACATTCCAACCAGTCACAATATCAATATCGGCCGCTTCCCACAAATTTAAGAAAGACTTGAGAAGTTCAATCTCACTGGTACATTTGTAATACTTAATATTAAGATGAGACAGAGACTCATTAGTGTTCTCCCAATCACCCAAACCAAGAACCGTGTACATACCATCATACTTAAGAGTAATGGCATTAACACGTTCTATTGCCTCTAGGGGGTTTGGGAAACCGTTTTCACACTCAACCTCAATATCAAGTGTTGCGATTCGAATCTTATCCAAATCGAATTCTAAGTCTGAATAATTATCTGCAATGTATGGATAAACAAACTGTGTCATGCCATAGAATGACATAATACCATCATTTTCTTTTATCTTTGCTCTCGCAGAAGATATATCTTTAAATGTAACTTTTCTCAAGAACTTCCCATCAAGAGAACGATGTGGCGTCTTTTCTTTTACCTCATAAAAAAGAGATGGTGAGTAAGAAGTTCGATACCTCTTACGCTCACCATCAACAGTTTCTTTGACAAGAATTTTATTTCCAAGATTTTGGATATTAGTATAAAATCGCATGATTCCTCATTATGTAAATTACTAAGTGCATTATATCACACAACGCACAATAAGTCAATCACTAAACTTTAACAAATCCGTGATTTCCGCCCTTTGGTGTTTTAAGTGTTGGGGTGCTTGGCGGGAGAACCAACCCACTACCAAATATTTTATTGTATTCATTAGTCAACTCATTTACAGGATCGACAATAAATCCAACATATGACTTGGCGACTGTAATTCCATCTGAAGATTTTGTATATGGCATAAATGGGGCCAGACCTACTCTTGCAGTAGCGGTTGTTGTATCGGCATAAGAAGTGGCAATCTGACATACATCTTTTATGTAGATAGTGCCATCTTCTTTTTCCGATACATCACCCATAATCTCTTCGCCAGAAATTAGTCGAAGAACTTTAACTGCCATCTGTTGTTTCTACAGGTTCTGGGGTTTCCGCAGTCTGTGGGACTGGTTGCTGTTGAATGTTTGCAAAATATTGAATTACAGTTTTCAATTTGTCTTCTGCCATTGCAAGGTGACAAACCTGTTCATCCATTTCTGCCACAATATCACTATGTTCACCAACACCTACAGAATTTTCAAAATATGTTTGAAGATTTGCAATTGCCATATCTCTTTCATATTCATACTTTCTAATAAGTGCTCTCAATTTCATACTATTGGAATAATCGAACTTCATCTGCTTTCGCTCCTCTTTTGATCCATTTCTTTTCATTTTTAATGTGTGTTCTTAAACGTTTTTGTAACTCTCTACTTTCTGTAGAGTCACCTAACCATTTAATAACTCTTCTTTCGAACCATGCCCACTCCATGTTTAATACTTTCTGTACAACATTTGGATGGGCAATTACGATTTTTTTGTTATTCAATAAGTCTTGAATTAAAAGGTCATTTGGCAATCCTGGCGAGAATTCAATATCTCCTAATTCTCCAGAATTATTAGAAACCTTATAAACCTTATCCTCACTCATTTCAATTTCGGTTTCTTGTTCTGTTAGTTTCATTAACTGTCGCCTTTAACAATCCATTCTTTTTCGTCTTGAATTTCTGCACGGCGTGTTTTACACAACTTCATCAATTCATTAAGGTGTTTTCTTGCACGAATTCCTGCAGACTTATTACCTTTTTGAAATTTCTCATTTTCTAATTTATATTGTTCTAACTCAATTGTTAGTTGGTCATGTGTTTCCATTTTTTAATCCTCATCAAATGATGGGGGGAATGGTTCCCCCCAATTTTTTACTCTGCCAAGAATTTTTTCTTTTTATTTGGCAGTCTTTTAGAACCACCGATATCAATTCGGCGAGGTTTCTTTTCTTCTGGAATTACATGTTCTAATTCAATAACAAGTAATCCATTAACCAATTCCGCACCTACTACGATAATATCAGCATTTAATGTAAAGGTTCTTTCGAAGTCCTTTCCAGAAATACCTCTATGTAGGAATGCAGAATCGTTTTGTTTTTCTTGGACAGAACCTTTTACTCGTAGAATACTTTCTTTTACTTCTACTTCAAGTTCGTCTTCCGAAAATCCAGAAACTGCGATTTCGATACGATAGTTCGAATCTGTTTCTTTGATTACATTGTATGGGGGATAGTTTTGCGTTGTTGCTTGAGTCATTGCCTCAAGTTCATTAAACAATCTATCAAACCCGACACTGTAACGCATAAATGGGTCTAAACTTCTTAATCTTGTACTAACCATGTTTTCCTCCTATATTTAGCAAGGTTTATGTACTGTCCCTTTCGGTAACATGTGAATTTTACTGCGATTGCACGATGGAATCCACTATCCATATACTATATATAATCAATATATAATATTATTCAAGTCTGGTTGAAAATAATTTGGGCCTTTTAAAACTTTTCCATCTTCTCTATAGATGGGTTTACCATCAAGTCCTAATTTAGACATGTTTGAACGATGAACTTCATCAAAACATTTATCCAAATCAATACCGTAAGTATGTCCAGCTCCATACGTCACATACAGAATATCTGTAAGAGCATCTGCAACTTCAACCATGTCTTTATTTGCAATTGCTTCAAAGAGTTCTTCTAATTCTTCTTTGATTAAATCGTAACGTAATGCACTTGCATCTAGGGTAGGAATCTCAGGCTCAGTTTTTACTTCCTGTCCAAATGTTTCCATAAATTGTTTTACTTTTTCAAAATTAGTCATTAAGTAATTCACCTTTTCAAATTATTTTTTTCTACCAATATTATACTTTGGTACTAACTCCCAATTATCTTTTTCTTTATGAGAAATGATTTTAATTTGAGAAATCGGGGCACTTTCAAATTCGTCTGTTTTAACGACATTGATCAATCCCCATTCTTTTAATAGATTTACGACTGTGTTCCTTCTTGCCCTATCATTATCAGAAAAGTCTGATGATTTTCCATCAAGTTTAAATAACTCTTTAAAATGAACGATGTAATATTTTCCTTGTTTATGAAGAATATGGCAAGACTGATAAAGTTTTCTATCTTTTTTTGATGCGACACCAATTCTAGTTAGTGTCTCTCTAATTTTTAAGAAGTCTTCTTGATCACCAAGTGCAACTTCCACTAAAGTTTCTAGTACTGACATAATTATCCGCCTTTATTCATTTGACTCTTAATATCATCTATTTGTTCTTTTGTTAAGATATTAAGTGCCTGTTCTGTTTTTTTATTATTATATCCATAATATTCTTTTACATAATCAAAGTCATTATGAATAGTCTTTTTGTGCCATGGAGAAAATCTTTTCCTTGGACGTATACTATTTAGTAAATAATCGAATTGTAACTTATTATCAATATTATGATATTTGTTCATTTCATTGGCGTATAATATAGTATCTTGAAAATTAGAATAGTTCTTATTTACAAGGTATGCTTGATAGTTTTTCTCCCACTGTTCATCATCACCATCCATCAACCTCTTTTTTGTATGAGAGATTGCAGGGATGTAATCTTTAAATAAATCGTAACTCATTTCCAGTCACACTCTACCATTAATTCAGTAAGACATGCAACTAGATTGATTTCCTGATCGGCAACAAAGGCAGACTTATATGAATACTCTGCAATTGTTACGACTGCCTGAGGTATGGAAGATGGTTCCATATGGTCATACAGTCCATCATAGATACTTCTAAACAAAGTATTAGGGTCATTATCCAGATTTTGATTTACCCACCCACGCATCTCAGTAAACTTTTTATCTTTTAATGCAGATACCAATTTACCAAGATTAATTTCACCAACACTAGTCAGAAGACCTTCATCAATCTCACCACCTATAGAGTAGCGTTGTAACTCATTTAAAACCCTTCTCCAATCTGGGAAGTGTTTCATTACAAGTTGTTGGATAACTTTTTCTTTATACTTGATATTTTCATTATCAAGAATCTTAAGAACCCTATTGTAAAAACCAGATGCAAGTTTTGGTTTATCTTTTTTTGCAATCTTAAACTCTACAAGAGAACACCTACTATGAAGTGGTTCGATGATACGATTTTTAAAATTGCAAGTGAGAATAAATCTGCAATTGCCTGAGAATTCTTCGATAAACCCACGCAAAGCAGGCTGAGTCGATTGCGGATTGAGATAGTCTGCCTCATCTAGAATAATAACCTTTCCAAATTCTGCATCATCACTCGCACTAAAACTTACAGTTGATGCATAGTTTCTAATCTTGGTTCTAAGGGTGTCGATGTTTCCATCTTCCGAACCGTTCACTAATATATAGTCAACATTAAGTTCTTCACATAATGCTCTAGCGACAGTTGTTTTACCAATACCAGGCCCTCCTGCAAGGAGTAGGTTAGGAAGACTACCGTTCTCTACAAACTCTTTGAAGGTCGCCTTTAGGTCGTCCGGCAAGATACATTCGTCAATGGTTTTAGGGCGATATGACTCTACCCATAGATAATTGTCTGAACCCATTATCACTCTCCATAAACAGAATCTTGTTCAAGTGTAATCCAATACTGAATAGGAAGTTTCTGATGACGAAAAGTCGAGATTTTGTTCTTAGAAATACTTACAGAATAATCACCTTCGATAAGTTTCAAGTTTTCAGACTTGAAGAACATTCTAAAGTTTTTATTGCTCTCACCAACAGGTTCTTTTGCAACATTAGAAGTATCATCTTTCTTATCTAATGCACACAAGAATACCTTTTCATCATCACCAGTTTCCAAAGAAAAATCTGGAAGTCCACTTATCGATGCAACTTTATTAATTGTAGAAAGTGTTGCACTAGGAATATTAACATCGATATCCCAAGTTGGAGATGGTTTAGAACCTGATGGATTGTTTTCTGATCCATCTAATTCAAATGTATTTTCTGTATATACAATGATGGATGGTTCTGCAGCATAGAACTTGTAACTCTTTTCGCCATTATACATCATCACATACTTTTCGTTAAATTCAAGTTCTGGGTAAACAGACAAAAGATTTAAAAACTTTGTCAAGTCATATATACAGAAATCAACTGGGAATTCTTCTGTTACATCTGCAGCGGCAAGAATATTTCGCATCACGGAAATAGTCGAAAGTCGATTACCTTTTTTAAGATAAATCGACTGATTAATAGTAGAATAATTCTTTAAAATATTCTGGGTTGTTTCACTCAATCTCATTTACATTTTCTCCATAAGTTAAATCATGATTATATAATGCCAGTAAACCATAGTGGATCACTTTCAATAGATCTTTTCTATGATCTTCTGGTGATCCCTTTTTACCATATCTTTGTGTATATTTCAATACATTTCCTAAACAAAATCCTTCGCCCAAACCATTATCCATAATGAATTCGGTCGATTGGAATTTTCCTTGTGAATAGTGTTGATTGTATGTCTTATCGATGTATGCCCGAATCTCTTCGAGCAATACATCTTCGTTGAACTTATAATCTATCAAAATGGTTCCTCATTAAATAGTTCCTCTTCACTAGTTCCCATATTTGTAACATCTTCACCACCGTTAATCTTGGTGAACAGGTCAACAAACGATGACTTTGTATCTTCATCAAATCGATTTGTACAAAGTTCTACTGCCTTGAACACATCACCAAAGATTGAATATGTTTCAACAATATGAACTAGACGGCGAGTAGAAATAATCTCATCAATACCACCTTCTTCAAAGGTTCGGCGAATCGCAGAGGCCCAAGTAGTTAGGTCTTCGACAATTTTTGTTTCTTCAGAACCTACCTTACCAAAGGAAGTAAGATGGTTTGTAAGAATTTTCTTCTCTACTGATTGAGTAGGATACTCCTGTTCAAAGGTAACTTTGAATCGTTCCAAGAACGCCTCATTCAGAACGTTAGTACCGATAAACCGTCCATCATCAGAACCTTTACCTTTTGTGTTTGCAGTTGCAATCACTGTAAATCCAGGCGCAGGGCGAACCATGCGGTTATCTTTCTTTAGGTAAACACCTTTACCATCAATAATAGACTGGAGACACATAATCTTATTTGACGCAAGGTCAATTTCATCAAGAATAAGAACAGCGCCACGTTCCATTGCATCAACAACAGGGCCTTGCGAGAAGACTACATTACCGTCAACAAGGGTTTTATCCCCCAACAAATCTGACTCATCAGTTTCGATAGTAATTGGAACTGTAATACACTCACGCTTTAGTTGAGCGCAAAGTTGTTGTGAACCGTAGGTTTTACCGTTTCCAGAAAGTCCAGTAATGAAAACAGGATAAAAGATTTTTGATGAAAGAATCTTTTTCATATCATTGTAGAATCCAAACTTAACGAAGTTTGGATCTTTTTCTGGAACCAATGATTCTGTATGACGTTCTGGCATAGATACCGCCGACTTTTTTGTTTTTGTAATAGGGACAACGTTGCCTGTAAGCATGTTGAACACATTACTTACATTATAGGAGCCGTGTCCTTGGCGGTTTTGTGTTTTACACAACCATTGGGGAGTTGCCTCCCCAAACTCTTCTGCTTCTGCCAGAATGTCTTTTTTACGGACAACACTACCATACTTGGTTTGGAGTTTTGAAAGGAACTCTACCTTTTTGTCTTTATTCCACATTATATATTCTCCACAGGGAAGGTTTCACAAATCATCATTACAAGTATATAATACCAAAAACTACTAGGACTGTCAATAGTTTTTGGCAATTATTTCACCAAATCGACAAACTTATTTAGAAGTTGGCGACTGGTTTTTTTCTTGGATTGGAATTTTGCAAACTGTTTTGCAATTTTTGCATTAGTCATATCATCACTAACTTCCAATTCATCTTCACTACCTTGGTTACGCATATCAAGAATGTAATACTCATCATATCCGCACTTAGTAGTTGTTAAGAATCCTTTGGTACGAGACTCTTTTAGGTATGCAGAAATATTAGTCCAAACATTCTGTCCACTCATATAATTATAGATAGCGTGTTTCAAGTCCCGAAGGTTATTCACAACATAAAACCCAATAGAAGAGGCATCATGTTTATTTTTCATATAATTCAAATACGCATCAGTCTGAGTGTGTGTTTTAGTGTCATAAGAAAAGAATGTTCCTGTATTCTTGTCTTTTACAAAAACTAAACTGGAGTTATGAGTACGGCGCCAACTAAATCCTTTAGTAGAAATCCATTTTTGTCCGTCAGAAGTTTCAGAAATTTGTTGGAAATGGTCTCCTGCCTCTCCATCTGTCAAAACCACAAAACTCATTTTTTGGACTGAGTTTTCTTTACGAAACTTACCAATTACCTTATCAAGAATAATTAAAGAATCGTTCAGAGGAGTACCACCCAGACGATATTGATCCAACTCATAAGTTACACCATAGATATGATATACATTTGCATATGCAAGATTAATATATTGGCGACAGGCCTCATAGAATTCAGACTTTTTCATTTTATGAGACAACATGCAGTGAAGTTTTACATGTGGATCTAAAACGTGTTCACCAATTTCCTGATTTTCCAATATTGTATACTTGTCAATTTTAGAACGATTTTGATCACTAAAGTTGTAAACCTCAAAAGGAATTCCAACTCGGCGACAGAATGTTGCAAGAATAATTGTCTGTTCTACCGTTTTAACCAATTGACGATGCATAGAACCCGACCAGTCAACAAGCATAACCATACCATGGTTTTTACCTTCTGGAATGACATTTTTCTTTTTAAAGATATCGTCATTTAGTTGGAAACTCCAAAGTTTGTTAGAGTTAATATTACCAGACTTCGCAATATAACTTTTTGCATACTCATCGGCAGATTTCTTCATTTCAAATTCTTTTACAAGATAAGAAATTGTTTTGTTATGTTTTGTAAGAAGATTAGTATATGAGTTTGTCCAGTAGTTCTTCATTTTTTCAGTTGTAATCAAACTCATATTCAACTTCTTTGCAAGATCATCACGCACTTCTGTCCATTGAGTAATATAATTATTTGCATTGAATTTTGGAATATCAATATATGTGATAGATGCTTCATGATCTATCAATTGTTTAAGCGCATCTGCAAGATCGGTTGCTGTCTGAGAAACAAACTCTTTATCATCAATTCCAGAACCACCTTCTTTACCACCAATAGATGTTGGAGATTTTTCTTTATTGTCTGAAGGTTCTACATCATCACCGTCATTTGCGGAAACTTTTTCTTCTGAAGAAGATTCAGAACTTTCATTATCATTTTCATTTTCTGATTCTTTTTGTTGATCCGCATCACCACTACCATCAGTCTCTTCAGTTTTTTCCGAACGATCTGAAGAGATGTCAATACTTTGTGCATCTGGATTTTTTTCTGCATCAGATGGCGCAACAGAATTTTGCATCTGATTTTCTTTTTCTTCTTTTACTTTTTCAGAAATGAACGCAAAGATTTTTTCTGCAACATCAGCAACTTCTGCAAAAGTTTCAGTTTCTGCAACCATTTTTACATATGGGAGTTCTTCTGAAGTAAAGTAACCTTTTAGGTCATATTGGTTCGAAGGATACTTAAAGAACACATTGATTCTATCGATAAATGACATGTTACCGAAATCAGATTGTTGGATTCCGAAAAAGTCTTTATCATGAAGTTCATCATAACCTTTGAAGAAAGATGAGCGCAAGCCAGGAAACTTTCGTTTCATCAATTTTTCAATTCGAGCATCTTCTACAACATTAACAAACGCTTTATTAGAACGTTTAATTGCGTTTTCTAAGACACCTTCATCTGCAGGGGTATATAAAGCATGTCCCACCTCATGTCCTACCAGTAGGTCATAAAGTGTACCAGACATATCTTTCCAAAGAGGGAGGGCAAGAATACGATTTTTTACATCAAAGTAAGCAGTCTCAATATTCTTGTGTTGAACCGAAATGTCTTCTTCTGCCATTAGTTTTGCGAGAAGACTTTTCGAATTCTTTGTGAACATCACAGCATCATTCATATCAAAAATCCCATATAGAGAACCAAATCACTATATGATGATCTCATATTATAGGGGGGTTGTCAAGCACTTTTTAGAAAAAACTGTCTAAACTTATCACTCTTTTGTGTCGGAACATGTCAAAATCGTCCTTATCCTTTTGAAAACACCAGACATTTTCCATATAAATTTTATTCATAAAAGTATTCATTTTTTCTTTATCGAAGTTACCATCTTCATCAGAAAAAACTGCTTTCCCTTGTGGTCTTTGCATAATTCGCATACCAACCTGTCCAGTAAACGAATCACTCAACATATCCACAAGTTCATCACCAGAACGATACCTTTTACCCTTAATCTTGGGATCCATGATGTTTATCAACATATGTCCACCACTTCTAAGAGAATCGAAGGTTTTTTGAGATACTGGTAAATAAAAATCATCTCTCCATGCTTCATATTCATTAAATTTTGCCCAAGACTGATCTTCAGAGTGTTCACCACCTTCGTTATATCTTTCTGTTGAAAAATATGGTGGAGAAGTGAAGGCACAATCGATATCTGTTATTTCATCCCAAGGCAAATTTTCTGCACCACTTCGATAAAACACACAACTTTTCTTATCCCCATACAATGCAAAATAATTTTCACTTTCTACAACCTCATATTTGTTTCCAATCAACTTAGAATATTCTTGTGCCTGAATTTTGTAATTCTTGAATGTGTTTGGATTTGGATCACAACCAATATAAAGTGTTGCATTCGAACAAAAGAATCCTGCAAGTCTATCACCCCAACCCATAGAAGTATCCAAAACTCTCTTTGCGGCAGTCATTTCATATATGCACTTTGCAACTAACGGTTTAAACTGCGTGGCGATGTATGTACCAAGTCTAAACGCCATCATATACTGTTTGTTAGTTAGTTCCCAACTATCGTTCACACCTCGCCAGATGGGGCCTAGCACACCCCAAATGTTATCACCTTCATTCCATCTATCTACTGGTGATTTGTATCCATAGGAACCACAGGACATTCTTTCTTTATTTTGAAAATAATCACTCACTTCATTAAAAACAGATGGGGCATCAATCAATCCAATACCATATTCTTTGAAAGAATATTTGTAATCATCATATTTTTCAATAACCTCTTTTTGTAGATTTTCTACTGGTGAAATATAATCAGAATAATCTGTAGACTTTAATTTTCTAAATTTAGAAACTAGTTCGTCATACGAAAACTCTTTATATGGGAACAAAGGTTTTTCGTTTGTTATGTAATCTGCAACTGTTGATCTAAAAACATCACGACCATATTTTTCTGTAGCAATAGTAAATAGTGTGCTATCCATAACAGGCAATCTATTTTCATTTGTAACGGTTTTTAAAAAATCATAAAGTTCTTTGTTACTATCTGTCTTCATCAAAAATGTCCAATCACTGTGTTTTGTTCGTCTGCAATTCTTTCAAGAGATAAATCATATGTCTCTCGTAAAAGTTCCGAACCATAATATTGTCTATTAGTTCTAATACATGCAACTGCAGTTGTTCCGCTGCCCATAAAAGGATCATAAACTATATCATTCTCTTTAGTATAGTTCAAAATACATCGTTTTGCAATAGATATTGGCATTCCATATGAATATTTTTTATATTTCTCACCGTATCCATCGAACCATACATCTGGTTTAAATTCTTTTGCCATGTATTGTTTCACTTTACCTTTACCAAAAGTCATTACATTACCGTATGTCAATCTATATAAATCGACTTTATCACTCTTAACCCATATCTTATGAGTCAATAAGTTATACCCCAAACAACTCATTGAATGTTTCAGAATACTAGACTTGGGAACAATAGTTCCGTTGTATTTTCTGTCTGTAAAGGCAACAGTAAACGCATTACTTTTTGGTTTTGCGGCACTAAAAACATCAATCAAAAAGTCTTGATAGAGTTCTGGTTTGGAAGGGTCTGTACCAATCTCTTCGAAATCTGGTGGACTTGTAAATAGATAATCATATTCTAATTCACCAATCCATTTTTTATAATCACCAAAAAATAATTCACTTGTCATTATGTATTTTGTCCAATCCTACTAAATCCTTTTACCTTTTCAAATCTAACTACACTGTGGAACTTGTCATATAGTATATCGCCCTTGTGACTAATAACAAAAACATTATTACCACCCAAAGTATTTAGCAGTTTTAAAAACTCATCTGTTCCAGTTGCATCCAAAGAACTATCAAAAACTTCATCAAGAATAAGTAAATTGGTATTGACACTATTCTTCATGCGAGCAATTTCTCTCCAAGTAAATAGGAGTGCAAGATCAATACGCATTTTTTCACCTTCGGAGAAAGAAGGATATGTAAAGTTTTCTCTCGCTCTGGATTTAATATTCTCTGAGAATTTTTCATCCAAGGTAAAATTAATATAAAAATCCATCTCTTGCAAATACTTGTTTATCAACTTATTCATGATTGGTAAGTAGTATTTTACAATAGAAGTTTTTACTCCAGTATCCTTTAGGAACTGAGAGGCAACATTATAATAATTTCTAGTTTCTACCAATTCTCTTCTCTTAGAATCTAAATCCTTTGCCAGTTTTCTAAGTTCTTTTAGTTCCTCTTCTAAAGAATTCATATTGTCATTATTGTTTTCTGCATCCTCTATTTCTTTTTCAATTTCATCGATACTATCTTGGATAAAAGAAAAAGTGTTCATATTAGAACTCTTCTTATTGTTTAACTCCAATATTTCCTTTTTAATAGTTTCAATTTCTTGTATTCTTTCTTGTGTCGAATTCAACTCTTTTTGAAGATCTAGCAATGCATTTTTTATTTCTTCTTTCTTAGTATTTTTAGAAGAAATTATTTCATGTTTATGTTCATCTTCTATATCTTGTTGACAAGAAGGACAAACATCTTTACTCTCAAACCAATTAATATCACCTTCAATTTTGGAAATATTGTTGTGCAGTTGAGTGTCTAACTTTTCTAATTTTTTATTTTTTGTTACTGCCTTTACTTCATCTCCAATAGAAAGGGCAAGTGCAGATACTTTACTATCATAGTCTTCATTTTCAGATAATATTTTTTTCTGTTGAAGTCTCTTGTCTTTAATTTTTGCTTTATTTTGTTTGATAGAGGCAGACTTATCTTCATTTAACTGTTGAATATTTCTTTCTTGTAAATCAATCTTATAATCTTGTAGCTCTCTTTCTTTTTCATTCTCAAACAATTCTTCTTTCAGTGATGTAGATTTTGTTTTAAGAATTTCATTCATTGCCGAAAATATTTTGATGTCGAGAATATCTTCAATAATATCTCTTCGATCATTGGCATTCAACTGCATAAAAGGAACAAAGGTTGCACTACCTAAAATAACTGTTTGAGTAAAAGATTTGAAATTGAGTTTAAGAATGTTTTCTTCTAGATAGATTTGACTGTCTCTAATTTTAGAGTCTTGGTCTAACATCTTTCCATCGATATAAACTTCGAATTTATTTGGTTTGATCGCTCGTCTTACCAAATACTCTCGTTTGCCTATCGAAAACTCAATTTCGATTACACAATCTTTTTCGTTTACAGTATTAACAAGTTGCGGTTTATTAATTTTACGGAAAGGTTTACCGAATAGTCCAAATGTCAGTGCATCTAGTATGGTAGATTTGCCTGCACCATTCTCTCCAACAATTAAAGTTGATGAAGTCCTGTTTAGTTGTATCTCTGTAAATTTGTCACCTGTCGATAAAAAGTTTTTCCATCTAATCTTTTTAAATTCAATCATTTACACACCTCTCAATGCAGAAACATACAAGTCTTGCATGATACCTTTTAACTTGTTTTTATCTACATCGATTTCGTAATTATCAATATAATTTGTCAACAATGACATTGTATCTTCAGTTGCATCGATATCAGAGGCCTCTTCAAAATCCCATTCAGTCGAATCATCAACAATGGACAAATCAGCAACTTCATTTCTGTAAAGTTCGTCCACAAAAACATCAAACTTATAAGAGTCTGTTCTATTTTTTACAATCAACTTAACATATTTGTCTTTGTATTTACTCGCAGAAATTTTTTTATCTTCATCATAATAAACTTTATGAAACATTTTATATGGGTTTATAATATGTTCTAGTTCTAGTGTTTCAGTATCAAAAATATGAAAACCTCTTTTATCATTACAATCAACCCATGTAATTTCATATGGATTTCCCAAATAATGAATGTTTCCGTTGTGAGATTTATGATGGAAGTGTCCAGACATCACAATATCAAAATTCTTGAACAATTTTTTATCCATTCCATCATTACACACCAATCCAGCACCCATTTCAAATCCTGCGATTTCAAGGTGTCCCATTGCAATCTTTGCTTTGGTTTTCTTTAGATGAGATATTGTATTATCATAATTTTCTGAATTAATCCAAGGAATAAAGCATACATCTGTTCCATCAAAATTTAGAGTTGTAGTTTCAGTATAAATTTTTAATTCATCACCAAATAACTGTTCCATTGAGTTAATGCGATTTGTATTCTTATAATACACATCATGATTACCAATGATGAAATATGTGTCGTAATTCTTCAGGCGTTCAATAAATCTACTTTTAAATCCATCTAAGATATTATAGTTAATAAATTTTCGTCTATCTGTTACATCACCCAAATGAATAACCGTGTCAATTCCATTCTTTTCAAGATAAGGGAAAAAGACATTATCATAGAATTCCAAAAAATAATTGTGAAATAGAATAGAGTCACCTCGGGCACCAAAATGGGTATCCGTAATCAATGCAATTTTCATTGTAAATTATACTTCCTTATTCTGCATTCTTTTCTCTTTTGCCTTCTCTTTCTTTTTTCTCTGGGTTTCTTCAAATTCGGCAAGAAATTCGTCCATGTTACTGTGTATAAAATCTAAGACACCCCTTTTTATCTGACTATTATCTGGGCCGGCCATTACTTCATCAAGAAGTTCTTGATTTTCTAGAGACTTATACTTAACATAAGATTGTTTCTTTTCCTTTTGAATTCTTCGAATAAACGCATAGTAAATGATTTGAGTAAAATACGCAAAAGGGTTCGATGATTTTTCTGGGTCAAAATTGTCAATGTATAACAAACAATTTTCTATCCCATCAGATATCATTTCATCTTTGTATGTGTAGTTAATAAAGTTTGGTTTATAGGATAGATGTTGAGCAATTTTCATAATACACTCGCCTATGTAATTAGGCACTCTAGGGCGCTCTGTCCCATCTTCCTTTGATTGGTCGACAGCATTCTTGTACTTCCTCATCTCTTGGAGAAGAAGTTTGTTGTCAACATAATGATTTCTCTTGGTTTTATCTTTAGTTCTTGGCATAATATTTTTTTCCTAATAAAGTTATGTTCATAGTAACACAAAATAATCGGAGTGTCAATCAATTTTTTTTTATTTTTTCTCTTGACAAGTTCTTGACAACCGTGTATTATCCACTATGTGGATGGTTAAGGATATTAATGTATTGTCTTATTAGAACGTTTTACTAACATATCTAAGAAGTCCTCTTGTGAAATTTCTTCCGATTCATCAAGACTTACACTGTTTTCTACGGGAGCAGTGTCAACCTCTTCATCAATTTGTTGATTAAAATTTTTATTGTTTAGAATCATTTGATAATGGTCAACTAAATCTTTACTTGGTTCATTAACAGTAATTATATCATTAAGTGCGACTTTTGTAAAGGTATCTACTGAAAAATTTAACCAATCTATGAGCGTAGTGCTAAATTCACCGTTCTGAGGATTCATAAACGATTTAATCTCGTACGGATTATGAAAAATTATATAACCCTTCCCTTCTATTTCTTCGGGAGCGATTTGAGCGATTATATTTTCTTTTGTTATGAGTTTAATTATTTTATACTCAATATCCATTTTGGAAATAACCCTTTTCTAAACTACTCAGAAATCTTAACTTCATGAATCTTGAAGTCAAATTTCTCTTCGTTGTAAATATTTAGTCTTTCATAAAAGTGCCTCAGAGCAAAATTCATATGAGATTTGTACTTCATATCATCAGCGATATCGTATAATACTGCACTCTCCTTGTTGTTTCCTTTTCTCAATCCCCTTCCAATTGATTGAAGATTTCGTACTCGACTCTTCGAAGGAGATGTAAAAACTACATTGTGGAGATTACGAATATTGACGCCAGTAGAAAATGTGCCATAAGAAGCAACAATAATTGCATTTTTCTCTTTTTCCGTGATTCTTCGTATTTCTTCTCTAATTTCTGCGTCCACTCCTCCATGTACGAAAAAGACTCTTCTGTTTTCATCTGCACCATCCTTTAATAAATTATGTAATGGAATTCCATGTTTTTCTACAAAATTAAATAAAACAAGCGTGTTGCCCTTTAAGTCTAAAACCAAATTTTTAATGAATTCGTTTCTTCTATTGTTTGTAACAATCCACTCTACTTCATCTGCGTATTTGGTTCCTTTCATTTCTTTACAAATTTTTTCTGGGTATTTAAGTACAATACACTTAATACTAAAATCTGCAAGAGTTTTACTATCAATTAGTTTTCTTGTTGTGGTAACTTGTTTCACATCACCAAACAATCCAGTCAAAACTAATTTGTGAGTTTTACTTCCATCCAAAGTTCCAGTAGTTCCAAACCTGTATTTACAACTAGTGAGTCTGTCCATAATTTTATTTAACGAATTTGCCTTAAATAAATGACACTCATCGCCGATTACAACATTAAACTGATCCCAATAATCTCTAGGCATCTTGTAGATAGATTGCCATGTAGAGATTACAACCTTCTTATTGGTTTCTTTACTCTGTCCTTGAAATATCTTGTGACAGTATTTTTCTACATCCCATCCATAATCTGCAAAGTCAGAATACATCTGCGAAACCAGAGATGTTGTTGGAACAATTATCAATATCTTCTTTCCCTTTACATTAGGATGCATGTTATAAAATCTGACCAATGTGTAGATAATCAGAGATTTTCCTGATGCAGTAGGAGAAAGAAGTAGTGCTCGATTGTAGTTGATTGCGTGTTTTATAGCATCAAGTTGGTAATCTCTATAATCAATCTTCTTTCCTTGACTATGTGGGTCGATATATTTACACAACTCTTGTAAGTTATTATCTGTAAAATTTGTATCTGTTAAGTCATCTTCAAAGGAAAGTTCATAACCGTTTTTGTCGCAGAAAAATTTCAACTGATTTAGTAGTCCAACATACAGTTTGCAATTAGTTGGATTGAACAATCGTATTTTACCATCCCAATACTTGTTTTTATATGCTGGCATAAATTCAGCGCCAGGAACTTTGAATGTGAAGTAATCCACAAGCTCCTTTAACATGTGCAGTTCATCTGCGTCTACTTGTAGGTAAACCTCATTTAATTTAGCAGCATAAAATTTAGACATTAATTACCTTCTAACCACTTTTTCCAGTCTATGTAATTTTTTATAGTCCATTTCTTTTGGTCTATTAATATGTCTAGCGTCTTACTAATTAAATCTAAAATCTGATTTTGAAGTAAAACATTCTTCTTTAACTTTAAAACATCTGGATCACTATCCATCCAAGAACCTACATCAGATTTAAGAATTTTTGTTCCCTCTATCTGCCATCCTTTGGATATGATTTCATCCTCAGACATCTTACCTGTATAGTATTTCATTTTATCTCCGACTAATTTTTTATAGTCGAGCTCAATAAACTGTAGTTTTGTCTGATTTACTTGTTGGTAGGTCATCCACTTACCGATTAGATTCTGATTGTGAACTAGTTCATCTTCTAGTCTCAGAAAATCAATCTTAACATCCTTTTCGGACTCTTTGGTAAGTTCTGCTATTTTTGATAATAAGTTAGAGTATTCACTCATAATAAAAAATCCATTCAATTAATAACTATTTATAATCGTTCCACCACATAGTTTCTGTATTGAAAATCCGCCTGTGCGACTGGTGGCGCCGACTCTGTTGCAGATGTTGTTAATGGGACATCTCCAATAGAGATTGGAAATGCATCTTTAAATGTGACTCTTATAATTGGTTGCTCTTGATTATTATTTACAAGAATTGTAAGGTCATCAAATACAGACTTTAAGTTAATTCTTTTTGCGTTTTGAAAGTTTCCATATTGTTGAAAATTTTCTGGAAATCCAAGAGCAGTGATCCAGTCATAAACTTCCAACCAGTTTTTCATATCTTCATCTACTGTAAATGAAATACCCAACGGAGAATATATTAACTTATCCCCTGGCTCTTTTCTTGCAACGAAAGGAGTTTCTGCAATTGCCTCTCCTAACTGTATGCCAGGCAAAGTCAACTCTTGTACATATGGGCCTAATGATGGACACATATTACTATTAAATGTAAAGTTTTGTGTATTTAAAAAATTTACAGAATTTGTTACAAGATCCATTATAATCTCCTTTTCACATATTATTTATGCCAAAAAAAGGGGGAGTAAAACTCCCCCTCAAGTACTATCAATCTATTTTTATAGTTATTATACAGAATTGATATTGTCTACACGGAAGATTCTGTAGTAGGTATTTGCACGAGCATTAAGAGCACCGTTACCAACTGTTGTACCTTCTGCGTATGGGTTAGCAACCAATCCATAACGAGTCTTAAACCCGATTTTTGGTTGGAAACTGTTCTCACCAACTGCACGAACCATCTGTAGTGGAACGTATGGGCAATAGAAGAATCCAGCGTCATATGGTGATGTACCTCTGAATCCAACCATTACGAAGTCAGTGTTGTTAGCAGACGAGAAGTATGGGTCAATGTATACTTTGAAACGTCCGTTAAGTGTTCCAGCAAATGTCGAACCAGTGTCATCAACATTCAAACCTGTTGACATTTGTGGGTTGTAGTCAAGAAGACCTGCCATTGCAAGTGCGGAAGCAACGTCTGAAGAACAAACGATTACATTACCCTTACCACGGCGAGTTTCTTTAGCAATTGTGTTTGCTTCTCTCTCAATGTGGAACATAAGTCCTTTGAACTTCTCAACTGACCAACGTCCGTCTGCGTCTGTTGCAAGGTCATAAACACCTGTGTTAGTTACTTGAGACTGAGCACCAAGTTTTGCAATACCATACATTGTACGAAGAACTTCACGGTTAATTTCTGCAGTGATTTCTGTAGAAAGAATTGTTGAAAGTTCTGCTTCTGCATCAAGTCCATGAACCGCTTTCAAGTCTTGTGAAAGTTCAGTTGTGTACTCAGCTTTCAATGCTCTTGTTTTTGCAGTTACTGATACTCTCTCAATTGAGAATGCCATTTGGTTAAAGTGACCGTCTGCAGTCATTGTAGAACCGTTACCTAACAATTCACCCTGTGCAGTCGAACCACCAACACCAGTTGTTACTGTTGAATTTGTCTCATCCAATGCACCAGTAGCAATAACAGCACCAGCGAATGGATCTGTACCTGAGTGATTTGGTCCTGCAACATCACCAGAAAACTCTGTGTTAGCTTCATCGAATGATGCTTCTGTACCAGTCTGAGAAGAATAACGTGAACGCATCGCAAAGATAAGTCCAGTCGGTCCTGTCATTGGTTGCACACCACAAAGGTCATATGCCATTAGGTTTGGTGCAGTTCTACGAAGCATAGAAATGATGACTGGGTCTGCATACTGGATATTACCAGAAGCAGCACCTGTAGGTGCAACACTTGTTGGTGCTTCGTTAAGTTGATCCAAAGAAGAACGTCCTAAGGCGTTTTCTTTGATTGTGGCTTGTTCTGTATTCTCAAGAAGAATAGCAGTTACTGCCTTTCTGTATGGGTCTGTAATCTCGGCATGTTCACCATGGTCAAGAACAGGTGCCCACTTTTCTTTTAACTGTTGAACAAAGTTCTCGTTATAGTCGTGCATTTTTTTCTCCTTAAATAGATAATGTTTGTTCTATAATATTATTTATAAAATTTTAATCTTTAGGTTTATTTAGTGCTCTCGCATAAATATCCATAACCGATTGAAATTTATTTTCCTCTTTAACCACTGGCGAATCCTCTACAGAAGTTTCTAATGCACTCTCAGCGAGAATACTTTCGCTTTCCACACTTGTTTCAGATGGAAAATAATTATCTCTGATCAATGTAATCTTATTTCTCATATCATCGGCGTTCACGAAATCAACACTCTCAGAAAGTGTTCTTACTTTTTCAACTTGTGAAACTGTAAGTCCTTCTGTTACATCCTTAAGAATGATTTCGGTCTCTAGAGCTTCAATCTTCTTTGTCAATTCGATGTTCTTTTGAACTGACTCATCCAATTTTGTCTCTTTTTCCTCAAGAGAAGATAATGCATCCCCATAAAGGTCAATTTTATCTTCTGGCACATCAACATAATTTTCCTCAAACAGAGTTTTGAGTCCTGACATGAAGTTTTCCATAACTTCTAATTTCAGTTTGTTTTCAACGGCGAGTTTATTTTCTTCAACCCACTCTTTAGCGACATAAGTAAGATACTCATTCACTTTTTCTGAAATATCTTCACGGATATGAGAAACTTCTTCATGAAGTTCTTTTTCATAATCTTCATACATTTTTTCCAACTGTTCGTTTACTTTAGCAACTACAGCTGCTTCGAAAATGGTTTTAACTTGTGACTGGAATTCTTCAGTGAGTTCCTGTCCAGCAAGCATAGCATCAACATCTTCTTTGACATCGATATCTTCTTTGGCGACTTTATAAGATGCATTCATTTTTTTCTTAGGAGACTCTTTGACTTCTTCTTCGTCATCGTCTTCGTCTTCGTCATCTGCCATTTCTTTTTTGGCGGACTTTGACTCTTCGACTTCTTCTTCGTCATCGTCTTCATCATCTGCCATTTCTTTTTTAGAAGATTTAGATTCTTTCTTTACTGATTCCTCAGTTTCGTCCTCTTCCTCTTCCTCATCACCATGCATGTCTTCTTTTTTAGAAGCTTTTGCTTCGGTTACATTTTCCTGATCTTCTTGAAGGTCATCAATTAGTTCTTCGACCTGAGAATCAATCTCTTCGGCTTCAGAAGCGACAACTTCTTCAATCATATCTTCGTTTTTTAAATCTTCCATCTTGTTTCTCCTTAGAGTTTTAATTTATATTTATTTATAATATTTAAAGTTTTGACACAAAATCTTTGAAAACTCTCAGTTTTGTTTCTTCTAATTGTTGACTCTTGGCCTTTCTAAGAGAGTCTTGGTAATGAGAAATTTGAGCTTCTCTGATAATACCGTTGTCCCAAACCCACTCTCTACCTTCCATAATACCTTCTACAAATGCATTAGGTGCGGAAGGGTCTGCAACAATGTCTGCGGCAGTTGCAAGATAAAAATCATCTTGAACAACATTTGCACCACCAGACTGTTTTACACTACCCATACCTCTAGAAGAAACACCTAAAGATGCACCTTCTTTAATAAGGTTATTAACGATAGCACCATAAGGAGTATCCGTCATAATCTTTGCTTTACCAACAAAATTATCACCATCTCTCTTAAGTTCTTTAATCATATGGGAAACTCTTTCCAGATTGATAGTTGGGCCTTCTGGGTGTCCAAGTTCTCCAAATGCTCTATTTTTTTGAATGTAGTTTTCGTTATATCTTTCAACTTCTCTTTCGAGAACTTCTGTAGGATATACTCTACCATTTCTGTTTTTGACATTTGATTGTAAGAAAATACCTTCGATGAAAAGGTCTTTCCCTTTGGATTCTACCAGAATGTCTTCAACTACTTCTGTAATTAGTTTCATAGTCCTGTCCTTCTTTGAAGTGATCTTCTTCTGCGGAGATTTGCAACATTAACCTTGCCTTTTCTTTTTCTTGCGGAACGAGTGTTTCTAATACTCATTTTTCGCATATCGCCTGGATTAATCTTGACCTCTCTCTTGTTAATTACTTTATAACCGGCCTTATCAGACACATATTTAATTTTTCTTTTACCTTTTCTGATGACTATTTTTCTTTTAACCGCTTCGTCAAGGTCATCTTCCAAGAATTCTAAAAAAGAATGCATCTTTTAAACCCTTCTAGTATTTATTCTTCACTATCAACATCACTATGTGCAGGATTATTAAACATTGTTTTTGCAAAATCCTGCTTATAACTATTGATTTCTTCCTGTCTCTTTGCGTCAAGTACTGATTTAATATCATCAGCAACAATGGACGCCTTACCCAAAACAGAATTGTCTACAATATCTATTGTTTTATTATTTATATTATCTTCATTCTCTGTCATTTTTAAAAACCCTCATCTTCCTTTTTACCAAAAAGTGGATCATCCGCTTCTTTCGCAATTTCATCTTTCATATTTTTAATTTCTTCGTCACTGAGTTTTAGAATGTTTCTCTGTACCCAAGTGTTAGAATAGTACTTACCAATTTGATCTGCCATCTCACCAGCAAGTGTAATCCTATCTCTAATCATTTCAGAATTTTTAATTTCTGAATAATATGAATCTTGTGTAAAATCAAAAATCAATTCTTGTGATATTGATTTCCACTCTTCTGGTGTAATCACACCTTTCAAAATCAATTGTGTCTTAAGTAAATCTAAAAATAAATTACTAAATTGATTTCTAAGTCTAACAATAAATCTATTAAATTTATATTCATCTCTAGAAATTTCTGTCGCTCTTCCTAATGCAAGAGACTGATCTGGTTCCAATCTAGAGGCAGGAACATTTAAAGATTTATATAACTTTTTCTGGAAGTATAGAACATCTTCCATTTCTCCTAGATTTGTTCCGCCGGGCAGAGTCTCAATTTCCGTTCCTCTCCCGCCTTCTCTTCTGGGGAACCAAAAATCTTCCAACATAGACATATGTTTGCGTTCATCTTTAATTTCACCAGTAGATGAATCATATGCAACTTTATTCTTATATCTATTCATAATGTCGGCGATATATTGTTCCGCCTTCACTTTAGGAAGATTACCAACATCAATATAGAAAACTCTTCTTTCTGGAGCTCTTGTCCATCTGTATATTACTACAGAGTCTTCTACCATTTTTAATTGATTTAGTGCCTTGATTGCCTTGTGCAAGTATCCAATTGTATAATTTCTTTTTGCATCTTTTAGTCCAGAACTTACATATGCAATCGCATCAGGAGAAATGGGAATGCCTGTAGTTTTATCTGCACCATTAATGATGCCCTTTTCATTATACAAATAAAATTCTTTTACGGATTTAATTAATGTTGGCCCACCAGGCTTTTCGTCCTTTTCTACTTCTTTAACTTTTTTGATAGTGCGTGGGTCAATTTTTCTGAGTTCTTTGATACCTTCTTTTGGTTTATTTTCATCAATAATGATGTGAAAATAAAGTCTTCCATCTATATACCAAGATCGAAAGATATCGTATCCTTGATTTTTAAAATCAAGAATATTTAAAACATTATTGAATTCTTCGGTGATTTTATTTTTTACAGTTTCTGTTTGCTCAAGATTTTTAGTTAACAATTTAACTGGATAATCATCCGTTTCATTAACTATTGCTTCAGAAACAATATCGTCAATCGCAACCTCAACTTCTGGATAGATTGACATATCTCTATATCTATCGATAAGTTCTTGATCGCTTCTTGCGGTATTTTCTAAATTTAAAAATGTACTGTAAAAATTTGAAGAAACTTCTAGGGTGTCTTCATCATTCGCCCCACTTGGTGGGACGAATGATTTAAGATTTTTGTTTTCCTCTCCAGTCTTTAGAAGAGTGAAGCCAAATAATTTAATTTCCATACTATATCCAACTCTTTAATTATTTAAATTAAGAAGTTACAACGTTATCGTGCTGCCAATAGTCATATGCGAATGTTGCTGTAAATTCTTCCAACTGATCGTTTGCGTCCCAAGAAAGTTCTACTGCACCTAGTTCAGTTGGGAATAATCCTCTGAACTCGTAGCGAGCGATAACACTTCCTTGTCCATCCTTACCGTAGTGTTCTACAAATGCGTTTGATTTGTAGGCGGCAAGAGAATTTGATGCAAACTGTTGTGTATTCAAGTTATGTTGATTGATTGCGTTCATCCACTGTTCCAGAGAATTTCTTACACCAAACTCTTCAGTATTGATAACGGTAACAGTCCATGGTTCAAATGTTCTATTACCAGCAACCCTTACCTGTCTACCAAAGTAAGGAACATCAATCTGAGCGATTGTTGAAGAAGGAATCTGAGCAGCTCTTACAACGAATGCAAGTTCTGTTGGGGCGGCAGCGCCTACCCCAGCAGGAAAATTCATTCTAACTCTAAATAAGTTAGGACGAGCGCCACCATCTGCAAAGTTTGACTTAAATTGTTCTATGTTGAATGCCATTGTTTATTTTCTCCTGTTTTCTAATCTATTTATATTAAACTGCACCAACAATTTCATCAAAATCAACACCAGTTCTAACTGCAACAAAGTTGAGTTGAATGAAGTTGATCGATCTTGCAGGTTTAATGTAGATGTCACCCACGAATTGATTCTGATCAATCACTTCGGCAGTGTTGTTTGTTTCATCACAAACTACTCTGAAGTCGTAAATACCTCTTCTTCCTTGTACTTCACGCAAGAATGGTTCGATAAGAGAAGTAAACTGTGATCTAGTGAACTCATCATTGAACTCAAACAGAGTGAACTTGGCAGCGGCAGCAATAGACTTTTCAAGTACAATAAACAATCTTCTAACATTGATTCTACTGAATGCAGAACTCTTGGTAGTGAATGTCTTATCACCAAATAATACTGTTCCCTGTCCAGAGAAGTTAACGACTGGATTGATTGCATTTTTATACAACGAATCTCTGTCTGCTTTGTCTTGTGTTTGAAGTGTTTTAACAACATTTTTGATGTTACCACGGTTAAATCCGGCAGGAGAATACCATGCATCTCTTTCTTGTTCACTTCTAACCATCAAACCAGCAACATCTCCATTGAAAGGAACCCAACGGAACTTGTCAGCGTACTTATCATACTGATATTTATAGTTTGAATCTACAAATGCATAGTTGTTTGAACCAACACTTCTCCAGAATGCAATTTGTGCATCCGAACTTCTTGCATTTGCATCAGTAACTACATCCGCATATCTTGGAGACAGACATGCAACTGTATCTTTTCTGTCAGAAGCAACTTGGATAAGTTTTGCAGCTGCAGCTCTTGCGGCATCTACACTAGATGCAATTTCAAGCGCTTCACCAGCAAGCAGGAATGCGATATCAACATTCTCAGAGTCAGCAAACAAATCTGTTCCGTTAGAGAAAGCACCAGTTGTCGGTGAGATTCCGTTTCTACCGTTTCCAAACTCTCTCTCAACATATTGTTCTGCACCAGCTGCGGAACCTGTTGTGTTAAGTTTCGCAAAACTTGTCTTTGTTAATGTAATATCCTGACCCCAATCGGTAGTACCTGTTGGATGATTAAGAACATAAACATACTTCGACAAGTTGTTAATACGGTCAACATAGTAGATGTTTGTACCATCTTCAGTCTTACCGTTACTTGCTTTTGACATATTTTCTAAAACTTCTACTACTGTTTCACCAGCAGGAGACAATTCAGTAACAACAATCGAAATACCTTGTGTATCATTGGTTACTGGGTCAACAGTATCATCAGAAGCAGACGGAATTCCACTAAGAACCGCAGCGATTGATGGTTCATTAATTACAAAGTTATCATATGAAGACTCATCTACAAGATAGACCTTGTATTTATTACCAATAGAACCGGCGTCTTTAAATGCAAATTCGTGTCCACTAAATGCGGCATTACCAAATCCAAGTGCATCAAATGCATCTTTATTTGGAAGATATACTGTTGTGTTAAATGTATACGTTGTTTCTTCTGGTAAGTTTGTTCTTACAACGATGGCATCACCACCAGCAGGAGCAGTTGCAAACAAGATTCTTGATCTATCTCCAACCAAACTAAATCCATTAGTTGCAGCACCTTCTGTATATGGAACACCATTAACAGTAACTTCTACTGTTTGTGTTGCTTGAACAGTTTGTCCAAGTGTAAATGAACGTCTTGCAGGAACAGTAATAGTTACTGATTCACCTGTAAGTGGAGCATTTGAAAGGAATGTGAAATCCGCACTGTTTGCAGCAATTGTAAAGTCTGTAGATGCATATACACCGTCAACATCATTTGTTGCAACAATAGATTGATTTTCTACTGCATATGTACCTGGCGCATTTGTCAATGTGAAAACAGTCTGTTGTGCGACATTGACTACAACTTGGTCGTTTGCATCTGCGAACAATTTAATTGCAGTGTTTGCAGGAGCAGCGTTTTCAATATTTTCAAACTCATCTGGCATATACCAAACTTTGTAAATGTTACCACCAGCAACGTTTGGTGAAAGTGTATCTACTGAAATGTCAGTAGCAGAACCAGCAGTATTTGCTTGGAAGTCAAATGTTTCAGAAAGTCCAATTGTTGCAGCATTTACAGATGCAACATAATAAACTTCTCCGTCATCAAGACCTACTGCAGCACCACCATTTTCTACATAGATGACTGCATCACCAACTTGGAAACCATGGTTTGCGTTATCTAAAGTAACAGTATCGTTTGTACCATCAGTCAGCGTAATTCCACCACCATACTTTTGGAAGAAGTAAGCTACAGCGACTCCATCACCATTATATGTTCCTGCATCAGCGATTTCTGCGTCAGAAACTCTATCATATACTGGATAGAAAAAGCTTGCAGAACCAGAAGCAAGATTTGTTGTTGGAGCACTAACTGCGGCACCATCCGATGAATGGATGTAATATGGCCCAGAGTTTGCTGTTTGTCCAACTGGTGTTTCAAATGTGATTGTTTGTCCAGATAGAGAGTAACGTGCTGTTGGAACAAGTCCTCCAGAAGTTTCATTTACACCTCTTACAGAAACCTGAACATCAGCACCAGAAAGAATGCGAACTGGAGTATCGGTTCCAGCTGCAGCACCAGAACTAGTAACTAATGCATTGCTAGTATCTTGTCTTGGTAACAGATAATTTCCTGCACTATCTGCGGTTGTGTGTAAGTCAACACTTGCAGTTGGTGCAGTAGTATTAACTGCATAACTAAATGATTGTGCAGACGAACCAAATACTGTATCAGTTGTTGAAGACTGTCCAGTAAAATTGTCTGTTCTTGCAGTTGCAACTGTTGCAGCGGCAATACCAGATATTGCGTTTTTAATTCTATTTGCGTCATTTGAATCATCATCATTCGCAACTCTAACAACTTTCAATGAATTTGAATATGAAAGGAAGTTAGCCGCTGTGAACCATGATCTATAGTTGTCTTCAGCTGGATCGCCAAAGTGATATCTCAATTCTTCAACGCTACTTACGGTTACGATTTCGTCAATTGGGCCTTTACTAAACCTACCAACCAAACCACCAGTATTGGTGGCTAATGCTGGAACACTAGTAGAAGCATCAATCTCTGAAATGTTAACGCCAGGACTTACTTGGAATGCCATTTTTTATCTCCTTTAAATTATTTTATAGTGTATTTTCTATTTATTTATAAAAACAACAAATTCACCTAATTACCTAATTGGTGTCTTCTGTAGTCCATCTGTCTCCATCAGCATCAACAAAAGATTCGAAATCATAACTGGATGAAATAAATCCAAATGGTAACATATTTTCCTCAATATTTCTTAACCTCTCCTCATAAATTTCGTTTCTTGTGTCAATATCAGATAATTCTTTAAAATAGTCATCAGTTGTCATCCAAGAGAACAAAATTAATGTGTCCACCAAATCGTCATTTTTACCAACATCTGCTTGATATTTATGACCTTTCGAAATAAAACTTGTCAATTCATTGATTGTATCAAAATCTTGTATTAAAATTTTATCTTCCTCAACTAAACTCTTAAGATTTAAACATCCTATTTTTTTAGTTGCCTTTGTTGTTCTAATTCCTAGTGTAGTTCCGCCTCTTCCACCAAAGCCTCCACTAACACTTTGACCTTTTCTTGTGTCGTTGTGTATACTTATCATATTTTCATATTCTAACTCATGATATAAGATGTCCGAAACTTGTTGTCCGACATCATTTACTTCTATCAAAACATAAGAGTCATTATATATCTGACACATCTTTTTAATTACAGTAGGATATACCATCGGAGGAATTAAATTCGACCTAAAAACTGCGACTTGTTTATATGGTACTTCGGATGCATCAAATATAGAAAACGCAGAATAATCCAAACCTCGGCCTCTAGATACATCTACTGTAGTAAAATATACTCTTCCCTCTCTAGGCTTTTCATATATCTTTAAACTTCCATTTTCCAATTTTTCAATTGGGTTTCTATATGCCAGAGTTTTTAATTTTGTTGGATTAATTAAAGTATTCGAACTTCCTAAAAATTCAGTTTCAAATTCTTGTCTGAATTGTTCTTCAGATGTATTTTTAATTGTTGTTTTTTTCCATTCCTCGTCCCTGCCTGGCACTTCACTCCAGTGTACGGAAATAGGATTATATGTATTTCTTCCTTCTTCTGCATCCACCCACAATTTATAAAAATGATTCATTCCTTGCGGAGTTGATACAATAAGAACTTTAGTTGATTCACCAGAAGAAATTGTAGGATACACAGAATTAAAAAATTCCTCTGCAATTTCATTTGGAACGAATGCAAATTCGTCTAGGAAAAGAATATTAAAAGAACCACCACGAATTGCACTTGATGATGTTGCAGCTGCCAGTACCTTTGCACCATTCTCTAATTCGATGGAACCTTTGTTCCAAACCATAACACCTTGTTGCAACCACTTTGGAAGATTTTCATATGCTCTTTGTAATCTACTTAATAGTTCTCTCGCAGTTGCAAGTTTGTTTGCAAGTAATGCAACCGAAACATCCTTATTGAAAAGAATATAATGAAGAAAGAATGCAATACATGTAATAGACTTGCCAGACTGTCTTCCAATTTTACAAATAGTAAATCTTTCATCATGAAAGGAACGAATCATTTTTTCTTGGAATGGGTACAGTTCGAAGTTAACCAAACCTTTATCAACGTTAACAATCTTCATATATGTCTTAATAAAATGTATGGGATCTTCCATACACTTGACATATTCTGCAGCCTGTTCTTCAGTCCATTCAATCTCAACCCCTGATGCCTTTAGATTGGGGTTGTTGTGATATACTTCACTCATCAGTACCTTCTTCTCTATTTTTACCTCTTAGTCTTTCTAAGAGTTCATTGGTACTTCCAACCAATATTGCGTTGTTCACTACTTTTTGGGGAACTCCCCCATCTTTAGTGTTTTCTATTTTATTCATTGTTAATTGAAGTTCTATTAAATCTTTTGCTAAATCGCCAGTAGTTTTTAAAAGTCCTGCAGTTACTTCATATGCCCTTGGGTGTTCGCTCTCTCTTGCAATCATCATTAAATTTTGCAAAGATTCTTGTCCCATAGAAACCAAATCTTTTAAAAGTTCTCTATGATATTGATAGTCCTCTTCAATGTCTTCGTTTCTAGATTCTTTATCTTTATAAACTTCTACGTTATTTTTTTGACGCTCTATTATTTCTTGTGATTTCTTTTCTATTTTGTTATCGATTTCAAGAAACTTACTTAACTGCTCATCATCTAGTTTCTTCATTGTTATTCTCCAAAGTCTTCATTAAATGTAGTTAAAAATTCATAGTTATCTGTTTGAAGTGCATCACTAGGATTAGTTGTTACTGTTGCTTCTGCATATGTTACTTCTGAACTATCCAAGTCACCCACTGTTGCAGTACTTGTTCTAATGATTTTTTGATCTCTTGGAACACCATAGAAAAATCCATTTAATGTAAATTCTAATGTCCATAGAAGGGCTCTTCTAGATAAAAAGTCTCCTTCATAATCATCTTCGTATGAAACAGAATTTAATGTCAATCCTGTATCACGAATTACACTTAACTCATTTGCTTCTTTTATTGGGATATTAAAGGTAGGAGTAAAGTATGGTAATATCTGTTCTACTATTTGAGTTGCGTCATCCGCATTTTTTGCCATGACTGTTAAGGTAAATCCAATATCATAAGGGACTGGATTATACACATAATTTTTAGTATTCGGGTCTGCAGAATTTGGCCTAGACATTTTTTGTGTCTTAGAAAATTTTCTTTCTGGTGCGTATGTAAATCCAGAAATTTCAAAACTCATTCTAGGTAAGGTGATTGCAACAGAATCTCCAAGATTTCCTGCTGGTTGATTTATTCTTGCCAGATATTTTTGTGAAGGGCCGTATGCAAGAGGAACCTTAATCGTTTCCAACACATCTCCATTGGCATTTCTTCTATCGATAGTAATATCATCGAATATAGAACCAAATGCAATAACATAGTTTCTAATTGTACTTCTATAATATGGACTATTACCTAACATTAGTAATCCTCACTGAATGGGTTTCCAACAGTAAAGTCAATAACCTTTTCTACATTTGAACTTGAACCAGTGAATACTGTGTCTTGTCCAGAAGTTCCATCTGTGGTATCTGTTGTTTTGTTTTCTGTATATACAATCTGTTGCGTTGCACCCAATAGATAATTTG